GAACAGCTGGTCACGATCCGCAACAAGCGCGGCTATGCCCGCCAGGAATGGCAGAAGATGCGCGAGCGCAACGAGGCGCTGGACACCCGCGTCTATGCCCGTGCCGCCGCCTGGATCCTCGGCGCCGACCGGTTTGATGAACGCATGTGGCGGCAATTGGAGAAGCAGGCAGGCATCGACAGCGCGGCCATAGCTGCTGCACCCGCAGAGCAAGTGAAACCTGATGCGCCCGAGGCTGGGCGCGTCACCGCCCCAAGACGGCGCGGCTGGAAAATCAGCACGCCCCGATACATGGAATGATCGGAACACCGATGACCCTGGATGATCTCAAGGCCCGCCACAGCGCGCTCTTGGCCGCGCGCTACAGCGGCACGCGCTCGGTTAGCTATGACGGCAAGACCGTCAATTACGGGACTGACGCCGAGCTCGCCGCTGCGATCAGCGATGCCGAGCGTCGCATCGCGAAACTCGAGCGCGGCGCTGGGCGTGTCTTGCGCCCATTCGTCGTGAAAGACCTATGATAGGCGGCGCGATGAGCTGGCGACAGCGCTTAGGGGCCGTCATCGGTGGGTTCGACGCCGGACAGCACCATCGCCGCCTGCGCGGCTTCCAAGCGACGCGCGCCCATGTCAACGTGCTGATCGCCGCGAGCGGCCCCGACATCACCGCGCGCGCCCGCTGGCTCGTGCGCAACAACGGCTATGCCGTGAATGCTGTCGAAAGCTGGGCGGCGAATACGGTCGGCGACGGGATCAAGCCGATCTCGAAACTGTCCGATGCCGCCCGGAAAGAGGAACTGCAGCGGCTATGGCTCGCCTGGACCGACGAGGCTGACGCCGAAGGTCTCACGGATTTCTACGGGTTGCAGCGTCGAGCCGCGCGCGAGGTCTTCCTCGCGGGTGAGGTCTTTGTCCGCATCAGGCCGCGGCGCGTGGAGGACGGCCTGACGGTACCGCTCCAGCTACAGATGCTGCCCTCGGAAATGCTGCCCCTGCATGAGACAGGCGTCGCGCAAAATGGCAACGCGATCCGACAGGGCATCGAGTTTGACCGGATTGGACGGCGTGTGGCCTATCACTTCCTGCGCCGCCATCCAAGTGACAGCACAGATCCCGGGCTTTCGGGCGAGATTGTCCGCGTACCCGCCTCGGAGGTCATCCATGTGATCGACCCAGTCGAGGGCGGTCAGCTGCGCGGGGTGTCGAAACTGGCCCCGGCCATCGTGAAGCTCTTTCTGCTCGATCAGTATGACGACGCCGAACTCGACCGAAAGAAGGTAGCGGCAATGTATGCGATGTTCGTGACCTCGCCTGCGCCCGAGAACCCGCTTGCGCCCGCTGAGGATGACGAGGTTTCGGCCGGGGTGGAGATCAGCCCTGGCCAGATCGTCCGGCTGGATCCGGGTGAAGACGTGACCGTCGGTCAGCCAGCCGACAGTGGCGCAACCTACGAGCCGTTCCAGTACCGGACGCTCCTGCAGATCTCGGCCGCGCTCGGGATCCCCTACCCCTATCTCGCCAATGACATGGTGAAGGGGAACTTCTCGAACTCGCGCCTGGCGCTCATCGAATTCCGCCGCCGTGTCTCGGCCTGGCAGCATGCAGTCATGGTCTGGCAGCTGTGCCGACCGGTCTACACACGCTGGCTGGATCTGGCTGTACTATCGGGTGCCTTGGTGCTCCCAGGCTACGAGACCGAGCGCCCGCGCATGCTGGCCGCCGACTGGCTACCAACGAAATGGGACTGGGTCGATCCGCTGAAGGATGCCAATGCGGAGATCGCCCAAATCGAGGCGGGCCTCAAATCCCGCACCAAGGCCATCGCCGAGCGGGGCTACGACGCCGAGCAAGTCGACCGCGAGATCGCAGCAGAGCGGGCCCGCGAGCGAGCGCTTGGCCTCGACTTCCGGCGCCCCGGATCGCCTGCGCAAGGGGTACAGGCGATGTCCGTCGATAGCGACGAGGTCGGGTCAGAGGGGGCTGATTCCGACGACGAAGTAGACACACCTCAGGACGAAGAATAGGTCATCAGAGACCCAGCAGGCGGACGCCGGGCAGTCTTGCCACCTTGCGATCAAAGGTCACAAGTTCCCCGGCGCCAATGCGACGTGCTGCGGCCGCGATCATCAGATCGGCAAAGCCGAAGCCATGATTGCGATAACGCTCGAGAGCGGGGCCGATTGCGTCTGCCCACTCTATCATCAATTCGGTCGAGGCTAGAAGCCCGTCGAGCGCCCCTGCGATCTCCTCCCGGTCAAGGCGATAGGCACGCTCGAGCACCCACACCAGTTCGACCAGGACCTCGCGGCCGACAAACCCGGGGGCCTCCTCGGTCAACTGGTCAATGATCTCGCCCGCTTGGCGCGCCTGGACAGGATCGTCCTGAACGAGAAAGCGCACGAGAACATTCGTATCGAGCGCGATCACTGGTGATCGCCTGTGCTGGCTGCAGCGCCCGCAGCAATGGCCTCTTCCATGGCATCGGCCGTGACGGAACTCTGGCCCGGGCGGGCGAGCAAGCCCCGCAGTTCCTTGACCGAGCGCGCCTTCAAGATGCGCACCTCTCCGTCGAGGATCACATAACGAACCTTGTCTCCGCTGGTCAGTCCCAGTGCGGCCCGGACATCACGAGGCAAGGTCGTCTGGCCTTTGATGGTCACGGTCGATTCCTGCATGGCCATACTCCTTACTTATCGCGCTATCGCCTTACCATGGACCGTACTGACTTGCAAAACTCGCAAAGGACCAGCCCCGATGCTCCACGCTCGAATTGCCGCGCGCGCCTTCAATACGCCGCTGCTGGTGGAACCCTCCAAGGCCACGGCTTTCCTGTCGGGACTTGGCCCCCGCATCCTCGGGCGACGGGTAGAACTGGCGGACGGCGGCGAGATGCAGGACAGCGCGGCCCATACACGCGCCCGCGCCAGCATCCTTGCAGGTGGCCTGACCGGGAGCCTCCAGCAACATGGCGTTGCACCCTATCCAGTCGTTGACGGCATCGCGGTGATCGAGATCGCGGGCGTGCTGATCCATCGCGGGGGCTGGATCGGACAGTCCTCTGGCCAGACCAGCTATGAGGGGATCGCGGCTCAGATCGAAGCGGCGGCCACTGATCCGGCGGTGCGTGGCATTGCATTGGAAATCGATAGTTTCGGGGGTGAAGTGGCCGGCGTTTTTGACCTCGCTGATCGCATCCGTGGCGTCCGGGGCAGCAAGCCCGTCTGGGCCTTCGTCGCCGAGCACGCCTTTTCAGCGGGCTATGCGCTGGCCTCTCAGGCCGACCGAATCCTGATGCCGCGCACCGGCGCCGTTGGAAGTATCGGCGTGGTGGTGATGCATGCCGATCTCAGCAGCCAGTTGGATCAGGACGGCGTTCGCGTCACGCTGATCCACTCTGGCCAGCACAAGGTCGACGGCAATCCATACGAACCGCTGCCCGAGAGCGTGCGGGACGACATCCAACGTGAGATCGATGTGCTGCGGTTCCTCTTCGCCGAGACCGTCGCTGCTGGTCGCGCTCGACGCTTCAGCGAGGACGCTGCGCTGGCAACCGAGGCTGCAACCTATCGCGGGGCGGATGCTGTCGCCGCAGGCCTCGCTGATGAGGTAACCGATCTGGCGCGCGGCTTCGCGGCCTTTCGCCAGGTTTTGTCCCGCACCGTGAGACTCTCCCCCATGCGCAACAGGCGCGCATCGCTTTCCCAACCCAGAGAGGAGGCACTGATGGCCACCGAGAAGCACCCCGACGACGACCCGCAGGACACGGGTACGGACGCAACGGACAACGCAGAGCACGAAACCGATGCATCCGATGCGCCGCCCTATGCGCCACTCGAGACCTCCGAAGCATCTCGGCCATTTGTCTCTGCGTCCCCTGCTCCCAGCAATCTGGCGGAACTATCTGTCGCTCTGCGCGAGGCAGCGGCGGAGATCGCCGAGATCGCTGCTCAAGCGGGCCGCCTTGGCATTGCGATCGATGCAGCGAAGGCGCTTCGGGAGGGCACCGCGCCTGAAGCCCTGCGCCGCCTTGTGCTGGAACGAGCCAGCGCGGCGGCAGACGCGCGCGACATCGTCGCGGCACCACCATCCCCCGTCCTGCCCAAATTCGCTGAAAGCCCGATCGTGGCTGCCGCGAAGAAGGCTGCCGCGGCGGGCAGGAGGGGCTGAACCGCCTCCCCTGACATCTGCACCGCCAAACTGATCCCCCGCCGCCCCTCCCCGGCGGGGGATTTCTTTTTGAACCTCAATCTAAAGGAGATTGCCCATGTCCGTGCTGAACCAACCGCCCACGATGGGCGATGTCCTCAAATATGAGCTGAACCCGAACTTCACCCGCGAAACCGTCACTTTGCTGGCAGGCACCAACTACCTGGTCGGCGCAGTCCTTGGCCGCATCACAGCAAGCGGCAAGTACAAGCTCTCCACCTCGGGCGGCTCGGACGGCGCGCAGACCGCAGTGGCCCTCCTGCTTTATGCGGTCGATGCCACTGGAGCTGATGCGATCGGCGTGGTGGTCGCGCGCGGCCCCGCCATTGTCTCGAAATCAGCGCTCGTGTTCGACGCCTCTGTCGATGACGCAACGAAGACCGCGACCAAGCATGGCCAGCTCGCGGCCCTCGGCATCATCCCGCGCGACACCGCCTGATCAGGCGGATCGACCAACACCCACCAAACGCGCTCTCGCGCGTCATCCCTCTTTCCCCGGAGTTCCCAATGACCATCACGCGCAACCCGTTTGATGCGGGCGGCTATTCGCTCGCCGAGATGACGCAGGCCATCAACATCCTGCCCAACCTATATACACGGCTTGGCCAGATTGGCCTTTTCCGCTTTCAAGGCGTCACGCAGCGCGCTATCATCATCGAGCAGCGAGACGGTATCCTTAGCCTTCTGCCGTCAGTGCCTCTGGGTGCGCCCGCTACGATTGGCAACCGCGAAGCCCGCTCGATGCGTAGCTTCGCACTGCCCTGGATCCCACATGACGATGTGATCCTTCCCGCAGATATCCAGGGCATGCCGCTGATGGCCCGCTCAGATGCCCCGGACCGATTGGCCGAGGTGATGACGGAAAAGCTCACCTTGATGCGGCGCAAGCATGCCCAGACCCGCGAATACATGGAGATGAACGCGCTGCGCGGGATCGTGAAGGATGGCGCGGGAACGACGCTTTATAACTACTTCACCGAGTTCGGGCTGGGGCAGATCTCTGTCGACTTCGTCTTCGGAACAGCGGGCACCAACATCCAGGGAAAGATTCGCACGGTTCTCCGCGCGATCGAGGACAATCTTCTCGGCGAAACCATGACCACTGCTCATGCGCTTGTCAGTTCGGAATTCTTTGACAAGCTGATCAGCCATCCGAAGGCCGAAGACGCCTACAAGTTCTTCTCGGCGGCCGGCGGCCAGCCCTTGCGCGAAGACATGCGCCGGGCGTTCCCCTTCGCAGGCATCCTGTTTGAGGAATACAACGGCTCGGTCACGCTTTCGAACGGAACCTCCGAACGGCTGATTCCCACCGGCGAGGGCATCGCCTTCCCGCTCGGCACGTTTGATACCTTCACCACCTATGGCGGACCCGCCAATCTTCTCGAAGCGGCAAACACGGTGGGCTTGCCGCTCTATGCCCGCCAGCATCTCGACGAGAAGGGCCGCTGGATCGATCTCATGACCGAGGCGTCGATCCTGCCGGTCAACAAGCGGCCACGTCTGGCAATCCGCCTGCACACCTCAAACTGAGGCTGGTCGACATGACTGCCTTTGCCTCAGCTCTGGATTTGCTCTTCGCGGATCCGAACCTTTCCACCCCGGTGCTCTACCACCAGGCGGGCGTCGGGGTGGAGCGCAGCGTTCAGGTCATGCTCCGCAATCCGGACCGCATGGTCGAGTTCGGGGCGGCGCGGCTTGTGAGCGACAGCGTGGTGCTCGATGTGCGGGTTTCCGACTGCCCCGAGCTCGCCGCGGGCGACC